GTGTGCTGCGAACTCGCCGAGAGATCAGGACAGTGACACGCCTGGCCCTCCTGGAGACAGCATCACAAAGGAGGCTGCAGCTCCGTGAGTACGCCTCCTCCGCAGACGGTGATGCTGCGCTCGACACGATCCTCAGGGACAGCGACCCGGATCTGTCTGGAGATCCGATCACGAAGCAGGATGTCGAGGCGGCTGCGCGTCAGGAGAACTTGGAGTCCGGCATCCTCTCCTGCAACTCCTCCTCACTGGAGATCCTGCAGACATTCCTCGCCATCACGGGCGTGGTGGGTGACCTTACGATTTTCTTCAACATGCCGGTCGGCATAGCTGCTGACATGCTGAACGCCTGCATCAACCTGATCTGCGGCAACTACTTCTACGCGATGCTGGATCTAGTCGCTATCGTGCCGTTCGCGGGTGACCTGGGAAAGATCTTCTACGCCAAGCGGCTGATCAAGACCCTCGGTCTTGCGGAAGACATGGAGGTCCTGAAGGCTGGCGGAACAGTGGCAGAGCAGGCGAAGATTGCCGTCAAGATCATCGATAAGGCCCTGGGAGATCAGCGCATCGGACCCAAGACAAGCAAGATCATCCTGGGGCTCAGGCAAATGTTCGTGACAGCTGAGAAGATGGCATTGAGGCTGAGTGGGTTCCTCAAGAAGGTGCTTGACAGGACAATCGAATTCTTGGAAGGCATCCAAGCGAGCGCCGAAGCGGGTAGTGCCACCTCCAAGGCAGTCGCGTGGGCTTTCACGAAGATGCCCCTCGACGTCCTGGCGCTGCTGAAGAAAATTCGATCAAAGGGCATCCCCGATCTGAAGCAGTTCATGATCGAGACCTTCGGGACACGTCAAGCTGTACAGAAGACAGTCTCAAAAGCAGAAGTGACCAGCCACACAGCTGAGAATCTGGCTGATGAAACGGACGAAACCCCGGAGGTTGACGACTCTCTTCCGCAGTCCGCTTACGATGACAACACGCCGCCTCCGCGATACAGCGCGCTCCTGCGCGGACAGGAGCCGAATTGGCTGCCCGCATTCGTCGACGTGAACAGGGACGGGATCCCGGATGACCAACAGCGTGATGTTGTACGCCAGGCGGGAATTTCTACGGGATCGCCCTATCTCAGAGAGGCGACGAAGAAGCAGAAGCGTCCAAGGGCTAAGACGCTCAGTTTGAGCAAAGCGCTTGCTGGTGACGACTCTGTCGTGGATGAGACGAGCACAGTGGCAGGATCCCTCGGGCCTCCCGGCAAGTCGGGCGCCGGAGGCTACGTCATTCCCCTCGGCATGAAGCCGACAGGGCCGAGCCGCAAGCGTCTGGACAGCCTTGTTCCCGGTTACGAGTTCTTGGACGGCAAGTTTCCATACTCTCGTTAAAGATAAAATAAATGACGTTGGATTGAACACAGGGTCCTCCGCGGTATAGATTTGTTGAGCGCTTCGGCGCGTTCAACAAGACAAAACCAAGGAAACAGTCCCTATGGCATTCGATCTCGAAGCAATCAAGCGTCGCATGGCTCAACTCTCCGGGAAGAATTTCGGCTCGCAGTGGAAGCCTAAGCCCCCCAGCGAGCACTACGTTCGCATCATCGCCCTGCCGAACAACGACGGCGAGCCCTGCGCGACGCGGATGTTCTACTATGACATCAGCAAGTTCCCGATCATCGCGCCCTACCAGTTTGGCAAGCCCGATCCCTTTCAGGAGTTGATCAACAAGCTCCGTGAGGATGGGTCGCCCGAGTCCCGCGAGCTCGCCAAGAAGCTGTACCCCAAGCCCAAGCACTACGCCGCGGTAATCGTCCGCGGTGAGGAGGACAAGGGCCCCCAGATCTGGGGCTTCAGCAAGAGTGTGTACTCGTCGATCCTCACGCTCATGATGGACCCGGACTACGGTGACATCACGGACGTGGAGCGGGGCCACGACATCAAGGTGACCATCTCTCAGGCGCCTGGGAAGCAGTACTGGGACACCGCCATCATGGCCCGTCCCAAGCCCACCGCCCTGTCCTCCAAGCCGGAGGACGTGATCAAGTGGACGTCCAGCATTCCCAACGTGGACGCGCTGAACCCCCCGAAGACGTACGAGGAGCTCGAGAAGGTCCTCAACGACTGGCTCAATCCTCCTGGTGAGAGCGCAGAAGGAGGCGGCGAGGAGAAGATGACCACCCGTCCGCCGATCACGTCTCCCGCAGCCGGAGCTCACAAGAAGCCGAGCGGTAAGTCGCTGGATGACGTGTTCGCTCAGATCGAGAACGAGGACTAGACATGAGAAGGAAGCCCGTGGCAGGAGAAGCGCCTGCTGTCATTGAGTCGGATGACTTCACCACCGATCTCATCAAGTCCCTCAACAAGGAGCACGGCAGCAGGATTGCCTACAATCTGGCGTCAGATGAGTCTCCGACACATGTGAAACGCTGGATCTCCACAGGCTCCACCCTTCTGGACTACATCGTCTCGAACCGCAGGAGCGGCGGCCTGCCGGAGGGCCGAATCGTAGAGATCTTCGGTCCTCCGTCCATCGGGAAGTCCCACATCGCCCTGCAGATCTGCAAGTCGACCCAGCGAATGGGCGGCATCGTAGTCTACATCGACACCGAGAACGGGACATCGGTGGAGAACCTGCGTCTCCTCGGTGTCGATGTCAACAAGGGCTTTGTGTACGTGGACACGCACTGCACGGAAGAGGTCTTTGATGTCGCCGAGAAGACGATCATGAAGGCCAAGGGGATGGCGAAAGAGATCCCGATCACGATCATCTGGGACTCCGTCGCAGCCTCTTCTCCCAAGGCAGAGCTGCTGGGAGACTATGACAAGGACACCATCGGCCTTCAGGCCCGCGCGATCTCAAAGGGCATGCGAAAGATCACCGGCATCATCGGCGATCAGAGTGTGCTCTTCGTGATCCTGAACCAGATTCGCACCAAGATCGGTGTCCTGCACGGTGATCCGACCACCACACCGGGCGGAATGGCGATCCCGTTCCACGCGTCAGTGCGGATCAAGCTGAGCTCCGGCATGACGATCAAGAACAAGGCCGATGAGGTCATCGGCATCAATGTGATCGCCAAGACCATCAAGAACAAGGTCGCCGCGCCCTTCAGGAACGTGAACTTCGAGATCCACTTCGGCAGGGGAATCGTGGAGCACGAGCACCTGTTCGACACTCTCAGGGACGCAGGGTCCCGGGTGGTGGGCGAGAACACGATCATTGTGACAGGCGATGGTGCGTGGAAGATCTTCATCGTGAAGAACACGGTCACTGGCGATATTCTGCACGAGAAGAAGTTCTACAAGTCAGACTTCCGTGATCTCCTCCAGAGCCCGGTCTACAAGCCGTTCCTGGATGACCTGATCGAGGAAGTGATGGTCAAGAAGATGATCGGACAGGATCACGTGTCCGACATCGACACTGACTCCTACGAGGAAGTTCGGTCTGCGCTGATGGACATCGTGACCGAAGAGTAACGCTAAGGAGGGCAACATGCCCCCAGCATCTGCAGCTCTTGGGCCGTCGACACTTCTTGTCGACGGCCTTAATCTTTTCATGCGTTCGTACATCGCCTTCCCAGCCATGACGTCAAATGGCCAACAGGCGGGTGGGATCGTCGGATTCATCTCCTCTCTAGAGAAGATCATGCGTGAGGTCATCCCCACACAAGTGATCGTCGTATGGGAGAGCGGAGGATCTTCCAGGAAGAGGCAGATCTTCCCGGACTACAAGCTCAACAGGCGTCCGGAGAAGCTGAACCGCTTCTACGAGGACGACATTCCTGACACGGTAGAGAACAGGAACTGGCAGCTTGTCACGCTGACACAGATCCTTCGACACCTCCCGATCTGCCAGCTGTATGTTCCGGACTGCGAGGCGGACGACGTGATCGGCTATGTCAGTCGCTATCGCGTAGGAAGCAACAGGCTCACGATCGCGTCCTCGGACAGGGACTTCTACCAGCTTCTCTCGGAGCGTGTGCAGATCTACTCCATCGGCTCGAAGAGGACGGTCACGCACCAGACCCTGCTGGCCGACATGGCGATCACATCACAGAACTTCTGCCTGGCTAAATGTGTTGTCGGCGATGACAGCGACAACATTCCGGGTGTGGCGGGAGTCGGCTTCAAGACGCTCGCGAAGAGGCTTCCAAAGTTTGCAGGTTCTGATGACTACTCCATAGATGATCTGCTGTCTGACTGTCGGTCCTTCGACGGCAAGATCAAGTCCATCGATGAAGTCGCCAAGTCCGAGACGCTGATCAGGCGGAACTGGCGACTCTGTTACTTGGACACTGCAAACCTCGCAGGCACCCAGATCGAGAAGATCAACTCAATATTGGACAGCTACGCCCCGGTCCGGAACAAGCTAGGGGCCAAGCGTATACTCGTCAGTGAGGGTCTTCCAACTCTGGGAGTCGACTCCCTCTTCCTCTCTCTCAACTTCGCGAGCGGCTCCGCATGAATCAAGCTGACTCCTTCAGCTCTTTCGGCAAATACGGCAAGATCTTCCAGGAGAAGATCTTCCAGGGTCTTCTCACAGACAAGACCTGGGCATCACAGATGACCGAGGTGATGACACCGGAGTTCTTCGATCTGAAGTACCTTCGGTTCCTCACCGACCGCTACTTCCAGTACTTCATCAAGTACAAGGACTTCCCCACACTCAACCTCCTGATCACCATAGTGAAGGAGGGCCTTTCACAAGGCACCGACGTCATCCTCCGCGACCAGATCGTGGAGTTCCTCCACCGGATGAAGACCAATCCTGACGTCTCTGACCTCCAGTACGTCAAGGACAATGCTCTCGACTTCTGCAAGCGGCAGGCCTTCAAGAGCGCGCTGACCAAGGCA